CCACGACTGGTTGTTATAAACCAACTACTTCTTAAGTTACCAAAGTCAACAGGAATCAACGGTGGAGTGGTATCCATATCCCTTCGGATTAAAATCGCAGCTTCAATCATTCCTTTCATCGAATCCCCTTTGATTTTTTTGAACTCCTTCTTTAAATTCAGCATCACTTTGTCAATGCCTATAATTGTACGTCCTGTTGCTTTACCCATTTAACGTGCGTTTTCGTAAATATGCAATCCTTATGAAATCTCCCTTGATATTTAAAGAAGGAGTTTTTAAGACTCCCAAAATCTCGTAAGCAGTCGCGACGGAATGGGGATCACTCTGCTGGCCCGCAGTTAGGTCCGACAGGGCACCGTGGTACAATATGCCTTCCAATATCAAATCCTGTGCCGTATATACCGCCGCGTCTGCTTTGAGTTCTTTTACTGCTGCATCCGTTAAGAGATTCGTGCCACCCATCCACACACAGTTAATTTCAGCGACAGTAGAATAGGCTTGAGTGCCATCCGGCTGCACAGCTTTACCACTCCAATACACTGCGGTGTCTTGTGTCATTTTTCGCGCTATGTATGTGGCTAAACTCATACCGCGTCGGGGTCTTGTGCAATGGCTGTCAGCCCTGCTCGTTTCTTAGCTGCGGATTGAAGCAGCCCCGAGGTGTCAAGTAATAGTGCCGTCTGCCCGTACGTTGTCATTTGGAAATATCCCCTCAGCAAATTCTTGGTGAACGCAACGGATACGTCTGCGATTTTCTCCTGTGTTGCTTGCCGCTCTTTTGTCATCGAAATTAAGTGCGCGGTAATCCACGTTTCAATTTCCAATAGCAGTGCAGCAGTCAAGCCGGCTGCGCCTAGCTTTGCCGTAACAATGGTATTCGCGTGTGTAATCATCGCAGTAATTTCCGGATCAGTCAATCCCGTATGGATGATTTCTTTAACAGTTGTTATGTCAGTTCGTGCCATGTTTTCAAATTAATCCTTGTTTCTTTTTTGCCTTCCAAAGTTTGGGCTCAATGTACTGCACAATTTCCGGCAGACTCCAATGAAGCCCACACCATTCAACCACGTCATATAACTGTTCGTAATCGCCTTTAACCAATCGCTCCGGCCAAATTATTTTAGTATTCAATCCGGCTTGCATCATTTCCACGAACCGATCTTCGTACCAGTTAATCCAAGTAATCCATTCGTCATACTTTTCGTACTTGTTCATGTATCCTGTTTGGAGACAGCTTTCCGCGATGTCTGCACTCCTTCGGCGGACTATAATCCACTTCGCATTAGGGTACGCATAGTTCCACACGGGCCAAAGCAAGGCAGTCTTAGAGCTCTTATAGAACCAGTTGCCTCCCGTGTACTTGTCGAGGTGTATCGCTGCATCTACGAAACTTTTCCAGTCAGTGGGTATGTGAATGCTACCCACATCCGGTAGTGGCTTCTGTGCGGCTGTATCAGCACCAATTGATTTCAAGTAAACTTCCTCGATGCTTTGGATGGCTGCGTTCTCATAAAAATCCTTTCTATGCATGGTTCCACCATACGCTCCACAGATACGCAAAATACCGGCTACCATACTGGCACCAGACCTCTGTGTGCCTGCTATTAATATGGGGCTCTTTTCAACAGTCATATCAAGTCCTTTAATTCTACTTTTGGGAAATCTAGTATCGCACTTTTTGGGCTTACGTTGACTACTTCCACTCGTCTTGTTTTCAACTCCTCAGCCACTCTAGGATAGCGTGATCGAAACCTGTTGTAAACTGATTGATCTCTATTCTTAGAGACCGTACCGTACCAGTGTGATCTGCCGCGCTCGTCAATGTAACAGTCATAGCCTAATAGGCAAATTCTTTTAGCTCCTGCAAGTACTGCAAAATTGATAGCAGCGATGGCGGAAGTGTAGTTCCATGCCAACATGTCCGATCGAGAACTCACCCCCGGTTGATGGTAATTTCTTTTAACCCGTTTTACGTTCCTTGACTTGTGCAGCACATTCGTATCGAGGTGCCCTACGTCAGTAATTTTTAAGTTCTTAAAGTTTAGAACATCGGGATGGTATTGCCTCCAAAATGAGGCATCGCAAAAGCACAGCGCGGACACCCAATCGCCGAGCATAAAAGAAAGATTCACCCCTACCACGTTCTTGTCGTGTATAGGGGCGAAATATTCTGATAGAGGTGAAATATCCTCGATCTTTTTGGAGACTCCTTTGTCGGCTAATTCGACAGGAATTCCAAATTGCTCACGTACTGATGTTCCGCCGGCTATAATCCAAACTTCACTATCTTTCCAAAGTGTACTAGGTATATTCCAAGGTTTTGACATCACTCTTCAGTTTGCTCTTCCAATGATACAATTAACTCTTCCGCCTCTTCCAAACGAAGCTTAGAACCGTTCATGACTTTCCCTGCCTCAGACAGGACATTGTACCAACCACTACCTGTGTGGTCTAGTGTGTACGCCTCCGCATCCGGAGTTTCATCAATGATCTCTTGCTTGGTCTTTTCACCGGCATTCTTCTCAGCTTGTGCAGCGAGGTGCTCTGCGGGTATCTCTCCCGGGTCACCGGAAATCAATTCAAACTCCTGTAGCCTACTCCCAAGCTCTTCAGCAGTTGCGCGAATTTCTTCCTTGGGCTTAATCCTCTGACGGTTTTTACCTCCCGCCAAGGCAATGTACAGCACGCCTGAGGTCACTTTTCTCCACAGTGCCTTTGTGGGGTCTTTTGCTTTCAATTTACGTTCCACGATTGCTTTGTTTAATGGTTCAAAAATTAGTTAAAAAGGTAAGGCTTGATTAGCCAAAAATCCTTAAGACAATAGCGCGATACCCGAGGCGTTATTGTAGTCCGATTTCACTCTAGGTACCTGTATGGTCATCACTTTGTAATTGTGTACCATCCCACCTTCAGTACTCCACTCCACGTTCTGCATAGGCATACCGTCGATCAAATCAACAACGTCACTATTCATTGTGACGAGTAACACGTTATTCGCAGGAAGCTTGTCCACCACCTTGATATCGTTGATACCCGAGATGTCCAAGATTCTTTGACGAATCGTTTTCGTATTACTGTTGGTGGTTGAGTAATCCTCATCCAAGACCGTTTCATATGCTGTTGGAATGTACAGCATGTATGCGCCGTAATATCCTGCATCAATGTTCGCTTGCTTCATAGCAAGTACATCAGCAAGGATCGCCGCAGGTGTTGTACCACTTGCATTCCATGCCGCATCCAATGTCACATCGTTCACGTCGGGATGCGATACATATGAATGGATCGTTCCACCGCCGTATGACAAAGTGGCAGTCGCTCCGAATAACATGTTCTCCAACTTCTCCGCGATTTTACGTGCAGCACGCTCAGCATTCAAAGTGTCAACCCCGTTTCCTCTATTTCTAGATTCTTGTAAGATTCTCTCACTGATTGAATAGTCGGCATACGTTACCGGAATTGGAATATGACTAGTAGAGAAATCTACTTGATCATTGTTCCCTCTCTTCACAGGATCAATGGAAGTGATAGCCTCCATTGCGTCACTCATTTCCTCCCACGTCAAGACAGTTGTTCCCATTGCGTTCCCTAAGGTACGAACAAGTCCATTGGCTCTCAGATCGTCATAACCTATGAGTCTATCCTCGGCAACACGGATAACCGCGTCGTCCAATTGTCTCCACTCATCATATCGCAGTACTGCATTATTGATGAATGTCTCCTTGTAATTTTCTGGCCGTTTCGGATCACCTCCGTTAAACGCCAAGACACATGCCTGCCCTTGCTTGTTCAAGTATGGTCTTTTCTTTGCCAATCCACCGCTACCTAGTAGCTGTCTTGGATCTCCTAATGTTACTTTGCTCACGTTTTCAAATTTATATGTTATACAATTTCAACTAGGAATCTTTGACCGGAAGTTGCCGCCTCAATGGCCACCCCAACTACACTGTGTAAATGCACAGGCAATGTCGCATCCGACACATCAGCAAGCTTCAATCTACCGTCTCCGGCCGACACCAAAAAATCACCGATAGCGATAGACGTTCCTGTCGTCTCATCCGCAATGGCGTTCACACGCTCCCCCGCAACTGGTGCCCACGTATGGACTTGGGCTGCAATAGCGTAAACGTCAGCAATCCCCTTTCCTTGATAACTGTCTTCCAGTGCGAAAAGGTTTTGCTTGATCCCATCTGCTGTGCTGTGCGCTTGCACTTTGTTCGCACTCGTTCTTTCGACGAGCATCCCCGGAGTGATAGCCGCAGCAGCTTCAATTTGGTCCTGTATATTTAGGTAGGACTTACCTTTGATTGTCCGTTTTGTAGTAGGCATCTTATTCTGCTTTAAAGTTCAACATTGAGTTCACGACTTCCGCGTCTGCTGTGGCGCCATTGTTAGCGGGTGTACCGCCGGCAAGGTTCAACGAGAAATCAAAAGTACCATCCAAGTCTTCCTTGGAAGTTGCCATTACTGTTTTGTGCAGCTTGGCGAGTGCGGCATCCGCGTACACACCTAATTCTTCATTCGTAAAATCCGAATTGGCGACAATCCCGTCAATCAATGCAGTGCGCTGATTACGGTACATTTGTAATCCGCTTTACATTTGAGCCCCTACTTCCGATGGGAAGAAGTTATCAATAAAAGCAATCGGATCACTTTCGTTTCTCAGGATTTCCTTGACAGCCTCTTTCAAGGATTTGCCATTTAATTGTAGGCCTGAATTCTCAATTACTGCTGCCGGTTCGGCTGCGGGTGCTGCTGGGCCTCCTCCTTGAGGGGCTGCTGCTTCAACTTCGAATGTTTCAGTAAGCTGCTCTACAGCCTCCTGTGACATTGCGGATAGTCGAGTTCTGTCCTCTACAGTGAACGGGCTTCTCTCATTGCTGATCAAAGCATCCACCGCACAAGGGGTCGCGTTTGTATTCATATTTTTATCCGTTGGGAAATTAGTTCGAGTCAATTTAATTACCTCCGCTGCATTTGCAGTCACAGGCAGGTATTCCATTCGCACTTCCGAAGCTGTTTCAGCTAGGCTGATTTGTCCGGAATCATCAACAGTGTACGCCCTCGAGTAGAACTTGGATTCGCCCGTCTCTCGAATTGATACCCTGTATACTACATGGTCCGTATAGACCTCCTCTAGAAAATGGAACAGTAATTCCGAGTCCATTTGATCTAGGCGTCTTTGAAGGCGGCGCATTATTTCACCATAGCCCGCTTCGTTCTCGACAAGTAGCCGAGGACTAGCCATTGCACTAAGCAAAGCCTCCTTCGTTATTGTGTTAGTCTTACTCATTTCATTTTTATTATTTCCTCCTTTTTGATTACGAATTCCACATCCATCATCCCAACTGCATGCTCCAATATTCCCCGGCAAAAGTGCCAAGTGGTCGGGACGTAAATTTGTAGCAACTGCACGGTAGGGCTCACCATTCCAATCACCCTGCTCATCAACCTCATCGCTGAAAAACGCCTATGGACACTTCTAAGGCATTCTGTTGCTCTATAGCAGTGTAGGCTTCCATCGATGTTCCCTTTAACGACAGCACGTCCAACCACGCTTCAGCACGCAGTTTGTCACCATCCATAGTCGCGTTAAACACATAGCCAACCCGCAGAGCAAGTTGGGTGGGTTCGTTTGCGGAAACGGGCTTGCCGTCCTCCTCAGGATGTTGAATGGTAATAGGCCTTCCGTTCCATGTGGGCAAGTCCCGTCCTAGGTCTGCTGCACTGTACATCATTGGGCCTCTACTGCCGTGATGAACTCCCTCCACCATCATAATAACGGGAACCACTAAGTAGTCGCGACCCTCGTATTGGTGGGGGGCTGCTGTGTAATCGGAAAGTGTCTGTGAAAAGGTTATAAGCTTTTTCATATCGTTAAATTAAGGCGGCACGGATTGGGTGGCCTACGTTTTAAAAAATTAAACTGATTGTGACAGGTTTGTTACTTGCAACAAACACTCTTTTCCTTGTGCTTCGTATGCTGCTACTCTTTCAACCATTGCTGTTTTCATAGTTCCCCAAGCTGTAAACTTCTCCACGTTCCGTTGCTTGTTGACAAGAATGCATCCGGCCGTATCATCCGCATCGTTTCCTCCGTGCGCTAAGATCATTTCAAATCGTACTCCTCCATTCTCGAGTATATACATCCCGTCGACTTCGTGCGTGTAAATCACAACCACTTTTCCGTACTTGGGTGACGCCCTAATTGTCATTTTGTACAGCGTGGTTTCAGTGGTTGCTGGGATGGCTGTCCTCGTCTTACATTTGATCCCTACTGCCCGCACTACATCCTCCAATGTGTAACAAAAGTGGTTATTCTCGGGATCAAGTAATACCCCTAAGGTAGTCTCCCTTTTCTCTTCGTCAATTCCATAATTGTCCCGTAATAATTTGAACAGGACGGTTGCTTTTCTATTTGCCATTTCCGTTTTGATTGATTGTTCGTTTTAATTCTGCAATTTCTTTATCCTTCTCTTCCACTAGCCTCTCGTATAAGGAATTTTGAGCCCTTGATAATTTGTCATTTCTAGATACGAGTGCTTTGATCGCTTGGAGGGCTCCTTACAGCACAGCACAGGCAAGGGCCAAAGCCCCCACCGGTCCGATGATGTAGTCGAGTAAGGTGTGGGGTTGGATTTGCATTTCAAGTGTCTTCTGGATAAGCACACCTACAGCAAGTACAGCAGCGACGGCCACACTAGTAAAAAATTCAAATTTCATAATCAGCTTTTTCAATTGTGACTTTACATAAAAACAATCCTTTGTATTTGGCAGACGTCCATTTCATTTCTTTTTACTTATCATTTTACTTATCATTTTACTTATCATTTTCAAAATAATCGGACGTAGGTCGGGGATTGCGTTACCCCATACATAGCTCCTTTCAATTACGGGCCCAACGAGCAAGTAGTAGAACCGCTCCATAGTGAATGGGTCTACTTCCTTTTGCGTAACGTATGCAACAAGAAACCGAAGTGCGTTGAGTGTTTCGTCGTCCCAAATTAGGAACATTAATCCGCCTATAAAGGATACGCCTATTTCGTCATTCTGATCTGCCCAAAAGTGATTCCAATTGTCATATTTCCCTTTATTCTTTCCTATGCTGTACTTTAGGAAAAAGAAGAACATTAATCCGCCTAGGACCATCCAAAACTCATGTTGGAGGAATTCTATGACTCCGTCTATCAGTGCTGCTGCTACTATCATATCTTTATTAGTTTAGGTTTCTTGTAGTGACTCCTTATACGGCAACCAAGCACAGCGACATTGCGGATGGAGGGGAATCATTCCGCTTGCTTCTTCGATTGTAAATATGTCCCGCTCAAAACTGGAGCATCGTTGACACACCCGATCATCACCGGCCGTAATCCATTCCGCTTTTACAGTGACTCCTTCCACTCTCCAATTCTTAAACTCCTGCAACTGCCCTTCCGCATGTGCCCTTATTATTTCTGTACGGGCGATAAGCTCTGCCCTACGGCGTGCTGGAATGTAACGGCCTAAAGTGTCTGTCATCCCTAAGTCTCCTCCTCCTCCTTTTATAACCGCATTCAAATGCCTTGCTAGTGTTTGCGGCCCTAGTCCATCTGCCAATCCCTGTGTTAGCACTCGGCTAATCTGTGAACCCATAGCATCCGTGACACCCTTTAAATCAGAGAAGGTTCGCGTCCATAGCAAGCCTAGTCTATCTACATGGAATGGGCTTTGCAGTGCTGCACCAATCCCTCCCGTTTCCGTTAACCCCGGAACGTTAAAGTTCAATGATGTTAATTGATAACGAGCCCTTTCTACTCCGCGTCTGTAACTATCGGAAATGTACAGGTTCGTCCATGCACTGTTTACCGATTCGCCTACCTGTCGGACGTTAGATACTTGTAGGATTTCGTTCTGCATTTGTTCACGCAGCCACTCCATAAAGGATGTAACTTTTTGTGCGCTAGTACCAAACTCAAAACGACGGTAGCCGGAGTAGGCTCCCGAGACTACCACGTCCGGATTAACTAACCCAAAGCCATCCTCCTTAGCCACCACCGTTGTGATATTGCTTGCTACTTTATTGAACCGTTTCCGCATTTCGCGGGCAAAGGAGTTCCGCAACACTGTCGTTCGTGTTGGGTCTCTTCGCTGTGCTGTGTTAAGGTGTAGGTGCGTCATTTATTCAGCCCCTTCGTCTTCTGCTGCAATGATTTCTTCCTCTTCCTCAGTGGCTGTACCTTCGTCGTCGTCGGCTGCTTCCTCCAATTGTGCTTGCAGGATTTCCTCATATTGCTCTTCCGATAATCCTAACAAGTATTTGCCGGCCAATTTCAAAGGTAGTATGTCTGTAGATAGTGGACTGTCTGCATACACTTTCAAGGATGCAGCACGTTTGGCCCCGATCTCTACACGCTCCATTTCACTCGGCGCGAATATGTCCTGCCATATCACATTAAAGGAATCTATTATAGGGAGTATGCCTAAGGCCATGAGCTTCTTAATGAGAGGGCGTAGAATTGCGCTCTCTGCGTATTCTTTCATCCTTGTGTCCACTAAGCTAAGCCACTGGTTTTTATCCTGTGAAGAGCTTAATTCGCCCCGTTCGCTTCCTATTAGGATTCGCTTGGGAATTCCTGTTTGTGCGCTTATGGCTTGCAGTTGTACGTCTATGTGTCCAATCGGATCTGCAATCTGTTGTTCTAGTGCTTTTATGTCCACGCCCTGCGTTTGTACAAAGCGGCGGAGATCGTGTTCGTACTTGTCCAATTCGTCGGCTAAACTGTCCAACGCATCCGGGCCTAATTCGTAATCCTCTTTCGCTGCTGCATGGTATCCGGGCCTAGCTCCTCTCCAAAACATTTCAGCATCGCCTCCTAATACTTTTTCCAAATCCATTAACCTATTCACAATAGGTTTCATCATTGGTGTGCCTAGATAGTCACTTGTTAAACTTGGCCCATGTACGTGCAGCACACGGGAGTGGTGGACGGCATAACTGTCTACTGGCTCACCTTCATTACCCGTACGAATGAGCGATACTGTGTACGTTAGGGGAAGGCCGTATCGTGGATTGGCTGTGTTCTTTTCGTATGTTTCTATTTTGAGGTCTTGTTGGCTGATTTGTTTGATGTATATAAGCTTCCTTTTACCATTTGTAGGGCTCTTCCAATCCTCCCTTTTCTTCACATCATCAAGCCCAAACAGCAGCACAGCGAATTGGCCTATAGCTGCTAACTTGTCAACCTTGTTTAATCGTGCTTTTAATCCTAGATCCTCATCTAGTTTTCTCCATGCCGTATTCAGCGGGCTTTCCATTGTGTTTGCCCCCGGTTCGACGATGGATAATTCTCCACTCCATGTAGCATCAATTGGTTTAGTGATTACGGCGTTGGCAATCTCGTTTCTATCGTACAGGTTGTAATAGTATTCGAACGTCAATTCCGTTTCATGGGGATACCCCAAGGCTTGGTATATCTTGCGATCTCCGTCGTAGGATTGTCCTAATCTATTCCCTAGGCGGGACCTACTTAGTGCATCCTTCAAAAGGTTCACTGCTAGGCGTGCATTATTTGATATTGGCTTTTTCTTCCGTTCCATTCTAAAACTGCTTTTACCGTTTATATGTAAATATAAACGGTGGCAGTAGACGTGAATGGCATTTTAAAAATGTCCAGCGTGTTACTGTGCAGCACACGCCGCTGATGTTTTAGGGGAGGTATATTTGGAACATAGTATCCGGAGGGTTCTCGGGGTGTTCGCTTGTGTATTCCCGCAGCACTATTTCAAACACTCTGTCTTGGAAAGCTGTGCAGGGTTCTAATCCAAATCGGAAACGGTTTAACGCAGCTAGGACATATTGCCTCCGCAACCCTGTACCTTGGAACCATATTGGATTCCTGTTAGTTACTTTGCGGACCATGTGTCCTACGTGCTTCGGTTCGGGTGCAGGAACTAATATGACTTCTAGCCGTTGTTCCAACATTTCGTCCAGCATCCTTTGTGCCTGTTTACGTACGGGCTCTTCCATGTATGAGATTTTGCACTGCTTCGGTATGGTTGCTGATAGTGATTTGCTGTGCTGCTACTTGTGCCTTCAATTCTATTATCTCAGCTATCTTCATTTCTAGTAAGGCGTTCTTACTTGCAATCACTTTGAGTAGTGTGTGTTTCTGGACTTCCGTCCATGCTAGGACTGTGACGCCTATCCCTTTACGGGCCTCTGCGATTTGTGTAACCTCAGCAAACGTAATCAATCCAAAGAGACGATTGACAGCTATATACTCAATCCGTCCTCTGTTTGTTCCAATGTTAATCACGGTACCTCCTTCGTCTACGCACAGGGTATTCAATGCTTCGTAGATAGCTATTTTGTTTGATGCTTGTGTCATGTTACTGTGGTGTCTATGTTCATGATGTGCTGGTATATTTGCGTGTCAATAATGTTGACCGAATACTCTATCGCAGCCTTCTTCTCGAGGGCGGAGGGTTCATTGTAATTGAGGTTAGTGAGTTCAGCTACTAGCGTGTCCCTTTGGGCCATTAAGCCGGCAAGAAGACTGTTTAGAATTGCGTTCTTGTTCATAGTTATACAGGGTTTCCTTTATTGTATTATACCGCAGCAGCAGCACAAACATCAAATAGATCCTCGTTTGGCCTTTTTACGTGTAACGTGGTTGGGGTGGAACTGTCTTTCTTCCCTTGCATGCCTTGTATGTATTACAACACAACCACTCACAAATGCCGACACAGCAGCACCGAGAACGATGAATATTAATAGGTAAAGATTCATATAGATCATCATAGCTTTCTTTAATTAGTTCCTTTATTGTATTATACCGCACAAACATCAAGTAGACTACCTACTGCGTCCGGCGGATGCTTTCTTTTTGGCTGTTAATTTATTGAACCCTCCTGCACTTGCATCCGTTTGATCTTTGTAGGTGCTATTTGGAAAATGCTCTAACTCATCCAAGTATTCCTTATTCCAATCTGCGTGCAGTACTTGCACATTACCGGCATTGACTTGAACACTAAATGGGTCTGCACGAATTGCCTTGTCTCCCGTAGGCCTGTCCGCTCGTATAATGTAGCCCGCTAGATTCTTGATAGTGGATTCTGCGCTTTCCTTTCCACCACTACCGGGCTCTTGCTCTATGTATATCCACGGCTCCACATGTTTATTGACTACTGATGCGTCTGCTTCCGCTACTTGCTTGATGATTCGCTCCCTTTCACTACTACCCCAGCGGCCACGCTTCACGTCCATTACTAAGAAATTCCCGTCTACTAGTTTGGCAATTTTTACTCCTACAGTGTACGCACCATCACCTCCTTCGGTTCCTGCCTTATCCCAATAACGTGCAACACTAAGGATCTCCGTTTCCGGAGGCATGCGATCCCTAATTGTGATATTGGCAATTTGGAACATACCTCCGCCGAGTGGTACGGGGTCTTGTCCAATTTGGCTACCGTATGTGTATTGGCCCAACAGCAAATACCTGTCTAATGCTTTTTGGTTTAGTCGGTGCGGATCTAGTAATCCAAATCTATATTTAGCTAGTAACTCCGGGGGGAATACTTTGTCGCGGTAATTATGAATCTCCCCCGGAAGGCAAATGTGTTTGATGTCGTCGCGTGTGTCTAATAGATGACCTGTGGGATCGTTTTTGTGCAGGCGCTGCATTATTCCTATGGTTGTTGATACATCCTTATCCGTCTTTCTAAATGGTAAAGTATTATCAATCCATTTGTTGGCTTTGTTGACTTCTATTGTGCGTGCAGCCCTGTTTGGGTCTAGTGGATCATCCCAAATGATAATGTGTGCGTGGAAGCCGGTAACAGACCCACCAACGGAAGTACTTAATCTACTACCCCCCGTGGTAATCCTTGGTGAATGCCCTTTGGACACGAATTCTTTTTTAACGACCCTGAAATTTGACTTAGTATCTTTGTCCTCTTTTACCCCAATTTCTGGGAATAACCTAATAAACTTGGTTGACCTAATTACCTCCCTACTATACTCACCACTCTCCAAAGCCAATGCAGATGTATAGCTTGCAGTAATAAATCTCATGTGGATCCAATTAGTCCAACACCATACTGGGAACATTATAGAAACTATGGCTGTCTTACTAGTACCGGGGGGAACATTACAAACCAAATCATATTCCCTAGGCGTGTTAGCTGCTACATTTCTTGCGATTACTTCTAACTCATCGCATAGGTATTCGATATGCCAATTCAATACCAAGGTGTCTTGTGAGTAGGTATCCCAAAAGTATTGAAAGAAATGGTAGAAGCGACCTTGTACTATTTTACGCATGGTGGACTTTGGATCCTTTAATGCAATTGTAATCGTGTCCCCATGTGTTGCTAGTAATTCCTTTGGATCCATTGTGTGTTTGTTATGGGTTTGTGTACGTTGTTAATAAATCACAATAAGCATACTATTGCCATTGTGTGTAATTCTAAAATTCAGCACTTTCATCAGATTGCCTCAATAGTCTTGCAAATACTTCTACAAATTTCTCCTGTTTAGATAAATCGTGTTCACCCATTGCATCTAAAATAATATGCACTTTTTCGTGATAGAAT